TCCCAAGACGTTGCCAAGGGCCACCTGCGACGTGCCGTCAGCGCCGGTGTGTTCGTGGGCATCGTATAAATCGGTTTGCACGTCAACCTTGGCGTTTACTGCGGATATGTCTGATTCCAGTTGACCGTGAGTCCGCGTTCCAATCCCGGTAAGGCCGGCGTGAGACAACTGCTGCGATGTCGCGCCGTTGTGATTGTGAACGGCCGTCAATGCCTCGGCGGAATCCAGATCGGACTGCAATGTGCCGATGTTTCCTTCGGCGGCCGCAACGTCGCCTTCGATTGCCGTGATAGCGGCTTCCAAATCAGCGTGCGACACCGTGCCGTTGTTCAGCACGTTGTCGTGGTCAACTTGCGCGGGATCGCCCTCGGCGTGATCGTGGGCGTCATACTCGGCTTGCAAGGCTTCTGTGGCTGCAACAGCCGCGGCAAGGCCGTCGGGCCACGTCGCCAGGTTGTGAGGAGCATCAACGCCGACAACCGGGGGCCAGTATTTCAGATTGGCGGTGAACGAGCAGAAAAGCTCCTTGGGAGCAGTGATCTTCTCAACCAGCACAGTGCATTCTACTGATGCCGCGCAGTTGCCTGAGCCGAAAGCCGCAAGAGCCTCGACCGTGTTGGTGTCCAGCGTTCCCGTGGCGTCGTCGCTGGATGCCAGCCATACGTCGGCCACTTCGGCGGGGAACACGGCGACATCCACGCCTTTCACGCGAACCCTTATGCGGAGCGAATTGGGGTCCGTGATGTGATGCGCGAGGCCGGTGAGAGTGATGTCGCACGGCTCGCCAGCGACAATCATTCCCGTCACGTATGCCGTCTTGTTGGCCAATGGCGTTATCAGTAAAGTCGACATGTGATCCTCACACGAAATGTAGTGGCGCGCGGCAGTTCAAATCGCGATAGTTGCCTTCCGTCAGGCGGTCGATGGTGGCGTTGTTCAAAGCGTTCTGATACTCAATCCCCTTGAGTTGGGCCGTCGTGGGGTCGCTCCATGGCTTGTTCGGCATGGAGAGCAATCGGAATAGCGTTCCGGCAACAATGGCGTCGCCGTACTTGTTCAGATACCACAATGGGGCGTTCTCGGTGCCGATCTTCGGAATGTAGGAGAACACGGCTTCAACGTCGTATTCGTTGGGGTCGCCGGATTCGTCATCGTCATCATCTGGAAGCGAGAACAACACCGACATTTGACCGCTTTCGTTCTCAAGTTCGACTTCAGACAGGGCCAAGTCGGAAAGCTCGCCGTCATCATTCTCAATCCTCACGCTCTTCAGAACCAGAAACTCGCCGTAGTCCTTGCACAGCGAGAGCGACGGATCTTCCCATGTGACAACGCCGGTGTCGGTCATCGTCAACGTGCCCGTGCGACGGCACAAATCGCGGAAGACATCCTGAAGCGTCTTGCGCAACATCAGATCGCCGCAGCCTGGGAGCATGAACACGCATTGCTCTACGAGGGTGTTCAAGCCAACGATGTTCAGGGCTTCAGCCGGCGTCGTCGTCGGATTGAACAGGCTCTCATCTATGGTGATGTCGCTCATGTCCTTGCGATCCCCTCAAACATCTGCAAGTAGTTCGCTGACAGCGCGGCGTTTGCCGTGTCGGTCGAATCGATCAGGTACAGCTTGTAAAGCGCGTAGAACACGATGGCTTCAAGCCACCTTTCGTCGATCAGCACAAGCCCATCCCGAGCGGTTTCAATCTCCGCTGGCGTCATATCAACATCCACAGCGGGGAAGTCAAGCTGAACCAGCGCCAGACCGAAGTATCGTGACTCCGGCCTGACGCTGTTCAATCGCTTGAGCGCGTCACGGATGCCGCAGAACACCTGAAACGAAGAGAACCGGTAGGGTTCATACGTGTCCTGAAGAAGAACACGAACCTCGTTCTCGATGTCGCGGATCGCTGTTGACATGGCGCCCCCAGATTACTTGGCTTCCTGCATCTTCTCTTTGAGTTGCGCGATCATCGCATCCTTGCCGACTGCCGGCGCGAACTTGATGTCGAAACGCTCCTTGGCGAACTTGCGCAGATCGCCGACCTTCAGCGTGTGAAGTCCGATTGCGGTCATGTTCGTGAAGTCCAGAGGCGGATCTTCGTCGGCGGCTGGCAATGCATCGGCGGGTGCCTCGTCGGCGGGAGGCTCGGGCTTGGCTTCCGGCGCGTTGATCTCTTCCATGCGGGACTTCAGGTAGGCGTCACGCATAATCTGCTGTCCGGTCTTCTTGCCCGACATGACGGCAGCGGCGTCGTCATCGCTGACAGGCATATAATCGGTGTTCTCGTCGAGTCCGGGCTGCCACGCGAGGATGCGGTGATCCCCCCTCTTCGTATTCATCATGTACCTGGGCATAATCTGCTCGCTTTCTTTTCTCTTGAGCCCTCCGGCCGCGCGCCTTGAAGCGCACGCAGCCAGGAGGGGTTTGGAATGAGTCTTAGTTCGCCACGGCGTCGAGGTCGATCACTTCGACAACGGCAATCACGTCGAACACCACAGCGGCTTCCGCCGCCGAGAACGTCAACACGATGAACGTGTCGGCCGCAACGAGCACCGCCGTCGGAGTCGTCAACGTCTTACCCAGCGTCGCCAGGTTGATCGTCGCTCCACCGTTGTAGGCGTTCGCCGTCGTGGTGCCGACACCAGTCGTCGTCGCACCGATATGGTTGCCGACGTAAATGGTCCCGGTGCCAGCGGTCTTCACATCGACCACGATGTGCTTGAGGATGGAGCCTTCCGGCAGCTTCAAGGCGACAACCACGGCGTTGGCCGCGATGCCGAGCTTGGAGGCGTCGAAGTGCTTCTTCACGCAAGGGCAGAAGCCCTCGCTGTTCGTGCTGATCCCAGCCGTGTAGCTGGTTTTGACAGTCAGTGTGTTCGCCATCTGATTTTCCTGCTTTCTTTTTGAGACTCGGGGCGGGTTTGAAGCGCCCCGGCGTCAACGGGTTTTAGCCCATGTAGGCATACATGGCGCCGATGCGGGTGGGGTACAGCGAAGCCCAGTCGTAGACGTGCAACGCCTGGAACTTGGTGCCGAAGCCGTTTTCGATCGGCTTAACCTCGCTCGTGACGATCTGATCGGCATACGTGATGCCTTTCTTGTCGCCGAAGAGGATGTTGTAGCACTTCGTATTGGCCACACCGCCAACCGTCTGCGACACAACATTGATGAGGTTCGACGTGAACACCGTCAGGCCCGCGAGCTTGCCGATGTTGGTCACGCCCTGACGGATCAGCGAAGTCGCGTCACCGCTCTGGTCCACGTTCTTCAGCTCTGAAGTCTGAATACGCAGGCCCATCACCACGGGGATGACGATGTAGGGATCGACACCCATGCCGCCGGGCTGCTCTTCGAGAGCCGCCGCGCACGCCGCAATCGCGTCCACCGCAGCGGACTTGTTCGCGGAGGTCTGCGCCGCGCTGTAGATGCCCAGCGGAGTCGCAGCCGAACCGAGGTTATACGATGTCGACTTGTGGCCGGCCGTGTTCCCCTGATTCTCCGCGCTGCACTTGGCGTACACGTCGGCAAGGAATTCGACTTCGATGTCCTCGGCGAGCTGATTGTCGAACTCGTCGCTCACGTCCGATGTGAACCCCTTCAAGTCCGTCAGTTCTTTGTCCAGAACGTCGATTTTGAACGCCCAACCGCGAGCGCGATTCACGGTGAAGCTGTCGGCCTCCGACTCAAGCTCCACATGGGGCAGGACCATTCCCTTGCGATAGCGGAACGTCTTCGCCCCGGGCCGCTTGCGCAGCCACACCTTCTCGCCGCACTTCTTGATCGTGCCCTCATAGTCCCGGTTGCAAAGCCGGTTCATGAAGATTTTGTCCCGAAAGACCTCCATCATCATCGGATGGTAAATCTCGGGATTGTACCGCTCCAGGCGGTTGACTCCACCAGCATTCTCAATCATGATTTTCTTCCCCTTTGGTTGCGGCGATCAGGCGTCCGCGAACGACTACACCCCGACTTGGGGCGCTGGGTCATTCACGATCCGGCCTTCGCTCGCTGCCGTTTTGAATTTCTCCAACACTGCTACACGTTCCTTCTGCGTGATCCTGCCGCGCTCGAACGCTTCACGGGCTTGCGCAAGCTCAGCCTTGTACTGAGACATGGTGTAGCGCCGCTTGTCGTCCGTCCTGCCGGACCCCGGAGAGGCAAACTGGGTCTGTCTACCAGGAAACGCCGACCCCCGAACGTCTTCCATGCGAGAGACTCCGGCGAAAGCCTTGAAGTCGGCGATCATATCGCTCACGCCGTCGAGCCGACGGGCGCCATACGCATTCGACAGGATTTCACCATTCTTGAGGCCAGTCCGGCGGTCCACTTGCCCGAGGTATTCAGTCCATTTGTCAACGAACTTACCCCCGGGATTGGTTTCTGCCGCGAACCCCTGATGAAGCTGCTCGATCTGCGCATCGAACGATGCTGATTCCACCTGCGCGCGGGCCGCGCGCTCGGCTTCAAGCGTCTTCTGGATAGGGCCAACACGCCGTTCGATCTCTTCCAGGACCCCCTGCTGGCTGCCTCGGATCATGTCCTCTTGCGCCAGCAAAATGTCCTCGTCCACAATCTTCCGCCGTGAAGGGTCAACGAAATCCGCCAAGGGTTTGACCTTGGCCTTCTCCGCTGCCTCGACCTTCAGCCTCATGCTTTCGATTTCCGCGTCCTTCGCCTTGAGTTGCTCGGCCAGGCTCTTCACCCTGCCTTCTTCAACCTTGTGGCGTTGTAAATCGGCTCTCAAGCGTGAAACCTCGTCATCCGCGGCCGGCGTGTTATCGCCGCCCATGAACAACTTGGTAGGCTTCTGCGCATCGCCGCCTTGGGCTCCAGTTTCCGGTGCCCCAGGCGTCTGCGTCGCGCCAGCTTTCGGTGTGGTGTCTTTGGTCGTGTCGCTCATCTCTCTCGTCCTTTCAGTGTGCCTGCTGCCAAGCAGGGAACTCTGTCGCGTTCAGGAGCGGGAAACAGCCCGGGTTCCGTCGCGCTGGTGTTGTGACATGGATTACCCGCCTCCAGGGGTGTCGGGCAGATAGGGAATGGCTGGTTCCCCTCTGCGCTCGAAAGCCTGATGGCATTGGTTTACCACGTCGAAAAGTGTCTTGGCTTCACCCTGCATGTACGCTACGAACTGGGGATCGAGCCGCGTATACATCTGCTGGTGGGTGGCTTCACGGCTGTCGGCGAGCCATTGAAGCACGTCGTCAAATCGTTTCTCTGGGTCCGCCATGAGGGACCGGATCGAACTCTGCTGCTGCTGTGTCAATGGGGCGATCATTGCTCGCCTCCAATCCCGTTTTGAGCGCCAACGCTCATTGCTCCGCTCATGGCGTTACGCTTGGGGTTCTCGTTGACGCCCTGCTGAGGTTCGCCGGCGGGCTGCTGCAAGCCCTCCACGGCGCCCTGCTGTGCCTGCTGGCCGGCTGCCTGTGCGTTCGCCATGCTCTGTGCCAGTTGGATCTGACGCTGCACCTGGGCGATCTCGTCCATCTCCTTGAGCTTTTCACGGCTCGGCACGATGTCGTCAGGGTTCACGTCGAGCGAGCGAGCTTCCTCGCGGATGATCGTTGCCACGCCAGAGGGTAAGATGGCCTGTGCAACCATCGGGTTCGCCAGAAGTTGCAGGAACGCGCGCCGGCGGATCGAGCCATTCTCACGGAAGACCAGCGACATGACGCCAGAAGGGTTGACTTCGCAGTCGCCCTTGATGGATTCATCCTCGCCATAGAGCATCTCCCAGTCTGCGGTACGCTTGATCGTCGGCCTAACGACATCGGAGTCCGTTGACATCACGACCATCTTGATGCCGCGGTTGACGTTCTCCAGCATCATCGCCAGCCCGCTGGAGGTCCGTCCGGCGCCGCCGGCCATAGCGGCGCCGTAGGTGTACGCCGGGATGCCGGTGTCGTTGTCGGCCTGCTTCATGCCCCAGTCGAACACCATGAGAAGCTCGCGGATGTTGCTGTCGGGCTGGAAGACGTGCAAAGGGTTCTCGTTCTGGCCCATGACGCTGTTCTGGAACAACCAGACCTTCCACGGTGATTGCGCCGGCGAACACGAGGGATGCAGGCGCGAAATGTCCTTGATGACCGTCTGCGGTCCTGAAGACTGCGCCATGTTCACCACGAGATCACGGACAGCGGCGTTGCAGATCCGCTGTGTGCTCTCGCATTTCTCCAAGATGCTGTCGCCCCACCACGAATCGGGGACCTTGTAGAACGTGCCTTTGCTCAAAATGCGGCCGATCTGCGGCTCCACGATCTTGCAGTAGATCACCATGTTGTCGCACACGATGGTCATGACCTCGTAGTATTCCTGCTCGTCGATCTTTCGCCCCTCGGTGTCCTTGTTGAAGCCAAGCTCCGTCAGGAACGCGCCACGGACCTGCCCGTAGTACTCGATGGCCTCCAAGACGCACTGACCGTCAAGATCGGGCTCCGAATTCTCCATCTTCCGGCGTTCGTTCTCTCCGGGCTGGATGATCCACACGCCGCCGAAGGGGTGACGCTCCAGGATGTCGGTGACGTTTGACGGGCGCCACTCCTTGCCCTTCATCTTGGCGAACATGTTCAAATCCTGCGGGGTGTAGCGAACCCGGATGCAGATGTCGCCTTCGTCGATGTGGCGCGCGCCCTTGCTCGGAAAACAGTCCCAAGGGGAAACAGACTCGTAGCAAAGCGCAACCTCTTCATCCATGATGAACTTGGTGCCGGTCTTCGTTCGTTTCGACTTCTTCTTGAGCTTCATCCTCGGCACGGGACCCTTTATCAGAGCGGTGCCGTAGGTGCATAAATAGTCGCGGTACTGGTCAAACGCCTCAGGCCAATCGCCTTCAATCGTGTCGTCGTGGACCTTGCGCTCCATCAAAGCTGCGCGCTGCTTCGACCACTGCTCTTCCTCGTTCAAGATCTCCGTCATGCGATCCTGCGCATAGTAGAACGCGACTTGCGGATCTGGCATCTGGCCGCTTGCCTGTGCGAAAGCCGCGTAGTCGCGCATCGTCGCACTAACAGCGCGCTCCGTGACTTCCTGCGGCACATCTGGAACCGGGGTGGGGTTGAGCGTCCACGGCTTGTCGCCAGGATTGCTGAATATCTCCGAGAACATCGCCATCGCAGCGCGCCGCTTCATGTCGGCGATCGGCATGAAGATTTCGGGGGCACCCTTCTGGGCGAACAGCGTCTTCTCGGCTTCGCTGTACTCGCATTTCGACAGGCGCAAACACTTGGTGAGCTTGTCATCGATGCCTGAAACGCGGCGGTGCCTTGAGTTTTCGCTGAACACGCGGTTGACGTGAAGCGCCAACGACTCGAACATCATTGGCTCGGCTTCAGCTATCTCGCCTGCGTATGTGGACTCGTTCTCCATTTGCGGAGATAAAACAGCCCACATCGGATAGCGTCAACAGGTTGAACATAATTTTTTCATCACGCGAATCCTCCCATGTCCAACCGCGTGTTAAATGTCCGGGTGTCTCGCACGGAATACAGGCCGTCAATGCCGCGCGTCGCAGAGAAACCAGCGAACATGCTGTCCCTTGACGGTGAATCCAAGCCGCAACTGACGTACTGCAAGGCATCGTGAGGATGGCTGAAGGCGTTCTTCTCGGGCTCCAACGCAACACGCTCGTCGCTGGTGTCCGCTGTAGTGATCTTGCGATAGTAGTAACGACCTTGGAACCCTGCGCGGATCATCTTGCACTTCGAGCTGATGATGATGCCGGGGCCGCCGTCGATCATTGTTCGCAACCTGTTCGCTACCGACACCTGACGAATCGTGAAGCTGTTGCCTGGCACCGGTGACGCCACGGTGTTGATTCCGGCCTCGCGCATGATCTGTATGCAGCTACGATCCTCGGTCTGCCCCTTGTCCCGGCCAGCGGGGTCGCCGAAGTTGTAGATTGGGATCTGGTGCATCCTGTATTCGTTCATCAGCTTGGGACGCAGCACGCCCTTGGAATACTCCGAGGCGTCGCAGTTTGACGTGCAGAGCTCGTCGATCACACGCAGTTGGCCAGAAGGCGACAACTGGCAGATCACTGAACACGGTGTCCGCCCGAAGTCGGTGCCGAGGTAAAGCGGCAGCCCCCAGTTGACTTCGATCTCGCCTCTGGTGAAATGGATGTTGTCATTGTACTGCGGATACACGGGATCGCCGTTGATCGTTGTACCGTACTCGCCCAAAATCTCGACTTTGATCCGAGCATGGTCGCCGTCTTCGACCTGCTTCAGATAGTAGTCCCAACCCTCGTTGTGGTTCTCGATGTTCTCCGCCGGCAAGATCCCGGGAACCTGCCCCTTGTTGGGCACGTACCAAATCTTGCCGTTCTGCTCGTGCTTGATTAAAGCCGGCGGCTGGCTGAAGAACTTGAACCCCTTGGGGCGCCTGACTTCGGCCAGCGTGTACCACCAGCTCGTGTCCGGTGGCGGATTGGTGTCCATGATTAACCCGAAGCTCTTGTATCTGAACTTCTGGCCATTCGCCAAATCATCGGCCTTGGGGTAGCGACCCGTGCGTTCGTATGCCTTCGAGATGTAGCGCCACGGCAAGAAGCAAGCCTCGTTCACCCAGACACCGCTGACTTCATACGACTTCAGACCGCGCGCGGCTTCCTCGCTGTCCAAAGCGTAGAACTCCAGGACGATCTCGACCTTGGTGCCGTCGCCCGAGGGATGCTGACCTTCCCAGACACCGGAGATCGGAGCCGAACTGTG